TTCAATGAATTGAAATAAATCTCTATTCAATTTATTACGAGTCGGCTTGCCACTTGCAGGCCGGAATTGCTGCACTCTCTTCTGCGGAAACATAGCTCCTTCAATCAATTGACGCTTCACTATAAAGTATTCAATATGAATCTTTTCTGGATTAACATCAAATTGCTTAGCATAGAACTCTTTATATAATACCAATTGCTGAGCTTTAAGCTTATCAGCCTTCTGGTATTTATTCCATCCCATTGTACTGGTCTTAATATCTATTATAACGATTTCATCCGTAACAGTATTGCGTAATACTATATCTAGAAAGCCAATCATCATAATATGAGAATGCTCTTCTGATACAGGATGGCATATTGGAACTTCAATTCCTACCAACTCCCAATTTTTATTAGTGAAGTATGCAGACCGCTTACGCTTTACCCAATCTAATATTTCAATCCCATGGGTATAAAATTCACCCAGTTGGCCTTTAGTTGTAAAATGTTCTACACCATTATCCAATGACTTCTTATATTCAGCTTTCATGTTATCAGATAACATAGTATGCAATGGTAATGCATCGGCAGCCTTAATAGATTCCGTATACATGACTGTAAGATATGTCTGGAATGTTTCGTGAAATGAGGTCCCGAAGAGGGTGTGTATACTTTGCTGGAAAGTCCTCAATCCATGCGCATATGCTAATTCCCATTGTTTTGGGCATTTAGCATACATCGCATATTGAGAATAAGATATCTTCCGATCCTCTTTCTCAGGCTCTCTCAGTGAGAATTTAATAAGAGGACTAATATAATTAGATTCTTTCATACTATAATATAAGAAAAATTATTGTAAGCTACAAATTATTTCTTCCATAATCCACGTTCTACCAACTGAGCTATGATACCGTAATTTGTAATATCTTGATAGGTATCTACTAATGATTCGTTGTTTGCTTCGCGCTTACTTACAAGCAAATTCTTCCATCGGTTAACTTTATCATTTAATCTAAAGAACAATCCAGATAATGCAAATTTCTTTTCATCGTCTGTTTCAAGATTAGTACCTTGAGAAATATTCCCCATTCCATAGTCGAGATGTTTTTTACAAAATAACTCGAATTGCTCATCCATAACTTGTATATAACCATTATATATAGTTGGATATTCTTTCATCATGATTTCTCGTGATAAAGTTTCTATGGATTGAGGTTTTACATCGCTATTCTTTGTCATTTTGGTTTTTTCAATAATCTTTTAATATTAGCATCGTCGTTACCATACCGTTTTAATTCAGATACCAATTCTTCCTTTGGTAGCAATTCTAAATAATCAGATGCTTCTTGCTTATTCACCCAAAAGCGGTCGCATATGAACTTCACCAGCTCCGGTTGATACTTATTACCTTTCTTACCTTTAATATACTTAGAAAAAGTCTTTACCTTAGGTAGCAGTTCATAATACAATTGATATACCTGCTTCTTATCTAACAAGCCAATAGTATATTGCTGTAACATATCAACCAACTCAATATAATCAGGATTCATTGATAGCCATCGATTAATAATGTATGGACTAAATGACTTCTGGTCTACTTCGGATAACGAATCCCAAGAGACTTTCTTATGAGTTAAATTAGCAAGATGGTCAAAGATAGTTAATGCCTTCTTAGCCATTCAGATCTGAATCCTTAGGTAAAAACTCTGAATTGATATGTCCACAATCATCACAACGAAATAGTGGAATAGGAACAATCTGTTCTTTACCAGTAGGTGAAATTATCGCTGACAGCCTTTTGAACATTTGAACTGAGCGAAAGATCTTTCCTCCACATTCTTCACAACAAATATCTTTAAGATCGCTTGCACTAATCTTTAATCGAGTAGGATCCTGTTGTCCTATATTTAAATCGATTTCTTTTCCCATAACTTATTACTTTATTTCTGTTAACAATTTTACCATCATCGCCATAACATGCAATTCTTTATCAACTGCAAACGAATCCTGATATTGAGCTTCTGCAAGTATTAATATACAACTTGCTACATGGCCTTTAGCATAATTATCTATCTCATCAAAAAGAAAGCGATATAATGCCGTAAAATCTCTTACTTTACTATCATTAATTAATTGACGGATCTGCTTGAAGCATTCTTTCTTGTCAGATTCATTATTTATTATATCAAGCAGTTTCGTCATATAATTTGCTTGAACAATACTATGCTCATCCAACTTCAATACGTTATCTACCGTATGACTCTGACACGTATTAAGTATTCTACGGATATCCGGATAACCATTGTTGACAACAGTGACAATATCTTTGTTATCAAATGTAACTTCTCTTTCTTGTAAGATAGCTACCATTCGTTTAGCTACATCTGCTTTGGATGGCGGCTCTATACCAAACACCTGACAGCGAGATTGAATAGGATCAATAATCTTTTCAACATAATTACAAGTCAATATAAATCTTGTAGTCTTTGAAAACGTCTCCATTAGGTTACGAAGCGCGGCTTGAGCATTGGCAGTTAAGTAATCTGCCTCATCGAGTATACAGATCTTCCATCTACGGAATCCAATAGTACTAGCAAAATTCTTTATCTTCTCTCTTACCGTTTCTACGTTATTCTCATCAGATGCATTGAGATACATTACATCGGCATCAACATTATTAGCAATAATTTTAGCTAGCGTAGTTTTACCAGTACCAGCTCCTCCACAAAACAATAAATGTGGTACATCACCTGATTCTAAATATACTCTAACTTTACCTACAATATGCTCATTGCCAACATACCCATCATCTAGATCTTTAGGTCTATACGATTCTACCCATAGGCTATTTTCTACATTTCCAAACATTTGTTATTAGTTACCTGATGAACCAAATCCTCCATCACCTCTTTCCGAATCAGATAGTTCTGATACTTCTTCGAGTTCAATTTGTGGATATGGCATAATAATTAATTGTCCTATTCTCTCTCCTTCCTGATATTTACGTATCATTGGATAGTTCATATCCTTTGGAAATCGATATCTAAATTTAATTTCACCGCGATAGCCGGAGTCTATAACTCCTACACAATTTGTTAATGCCAAATCAGTCTTGCTCGCAGAACTTCTTGGAAACATTAATCCTACATGACCTTCTGGTACCTCTATTGCGATTCCAGTAAAGTATTCAATGTAATTGTAGTTTGCATTAAACTCCATGGCTACTGCAGTGAAATCTAGTCCAGCATCCCCATCTTTAGCGTATTCTGGTATAACTGCTTTGGGATGTAACTTTTTAATCGCTACTTTCATGATGGCTGTAGCTGGACTAGATAATATGTACTTGCAAATCCATCACCTTTAAAAGTAACTCTTGCCAATCCTGCTGAAGATACTTCTAAGCTACCTTCCGTTGCATCTTTATTAGCTGTTAAGATTTCTTTGAATAGATTTGCATTGAAACAAACATTAGCTATATCCGCATCAACAGTAGCATCGACATTAAATGTAATTCTACTTGTTTTCATGCTAGAATAATTGATAATGAGCTCAGCTTTATTATTAGATGTATTAACAGCAAAATTAGTTGATTCTGGTAACGCATTCTTCGATTTGATAAATCTATCAGCAAACCCCTTGTCAAGTTTAATCTTAACAGTAAAATCAGGCAACTGCTTCATTTTAGGTACTTGCCTAATAACAGCTAAGTCTGCTAGCATAAAAGTAGCATCTGAATTACTATCCGATACCTGCAGGCTATACGCAGTTTCTTCTGCTTTTTTGATATCAACATTGATATCATTTTCTAATGCAGATAGTATCTTTACAAGTTGAGATGTTGCATAAACTCCTAACTCGCCATTCGGTAGATCAAAATCTTCTGCAGACACAGTACCTACAACATTCTGGTCATCTGTAATAAAGTCGCAAGACATTGTTTTATCTGCTACAACTAGTTTAGTACTATTAGCATTGCCAGCCAAATAATACTTATCAATAAACGAAATTAACTTTTTCTTTTCCATAACTATAATATATAAAATTTTTACTAAATATCAAAAAACTTACTGAAAGTTTCATTATTTGCCATTGTTAATGTTTGGCCACCATATTTGTTATACAATCCTACATGTTTTTCATATACCATATATGGATCATCTGATTCGAACATTTCTTCCATGCTCTTTAATACTAGATAAAAATCACGTGGTAATACCTTTTCTAGTAACTCGTCATGTGCATTTACCAATTCTTTAATCTGCTTAACTGTTTCAGTATATACAAACAAATTATTCATTGTCATTTTATTATATACATTCGCATCATATTTAGCAACTTCATCAAAAGTAAATCCTTCATATACCGGATGACCTAATGGATTAGGCACTGCCGTTCCTGGTATATATGGAAGGTTTTCTCCTTTTGGAAAGTATAAATCAGTAAAGGTCATTTTACTCAATTGAGCCGAATGAAGTGAAGTTCCATACACTGGATATAATCCTGGTGATGAAGAATCTGTCGATATTTGGATTCTACCTCCATAATGCTTATTCATCATCTTTTGGAAATATGCTAATAAGAAGAAATCAGATATTTTGGAGATTCCTAATACGTGTATGAACTTGTTTTGCTTTTTTTCAAATTCTCTATGCTTAAGTAATGGAGCTAATCCACTCATAAACATTGATACTCTTTTCTGAGCACCACCAATACACCAACCGTTGAAATCAAAGTCTCTGACTCGGTTATACCAAGTTTCATATTCTGCAATACTATTACCTTGTATTACATTTAAGAATTGAGTTTTACCTGATTGGTTCTCTGCGAAATATTTAAAATTCTCATATGAGATATCTAAACATTCTCTAAACTTACCTTCATACTTAATACGCGGCGGTATATCCAGGTTAACGGCAATATCCGAATTGGCCTCCAGCCAATGGAATATCTTCTCTTTGATCTCTGGCGACCATTTAATAGCCCCTGTAACCAATTGGAATCCTCCGGAATCACCTATAACCTGGACGTCATCACCACAACCATACTTCTGCCTGGCTTCCATATCTTTATAATGGTGACCGGCAGTAATTAGGAAGTATGGATGTCTCCATCGCTCTGGAAATGACTTGTCGTAGAATCTAGCAGTTAAGCCAGGCTTAACCTCTTTATTCTTTTTCAGAGCATCTGCACTACCACCTGCTGATAATGAGGGGTAGTATATTAATTCTTTACTCATACATTTATTCCTTTTCTTGTTAGTAGATGCTTGCATAATTCTTTTTCATGCCAAACATTTAATTCATAATCAATTCCGCTTGAAACGATCATTGCCTCGGCCAATATACCAACATCACATGCTTCTGCAATACCATGCTCCGGTCTCTTTGTTTTAATAGCATTATTCAATACTTTTAAAGCACTATCAACTTTAAATGGAGTATATCTTCTACTAGCCTCAACCGTTTCTTTAAATGATCTAAAATCAGGATATACTAAATCAGTATCAAATACATCACCTTCAACTGCTGTAAATGCTACATAATCTTGTAATGCAGTATTGAATTGTATTTCTGAAGTCCTAAGTTTGTCATAATATTCCTGCTTGGTAATTCCTTCATAGATTTTAAACCTTGGCTCGGCCTTTGCTAACTCTCGCAACGCTTCCACGGTACCTGGCATCATACTTCTAATTTCTTTACCTGAGGTAGTTATATGCCATTCCCATTTTGGATTTGCATCTAGGAATTGCTCCGCCACTTCCATCATAAAGAATGGATTCTTTTCTTTATCAAATCTTGAAGTATAAACTACTACATTATCCTTAAAGGTCTTTTGAATATTGCCAGCGGTATTCCGAACTGATTCTGAATGAACTGGTAATCCTAATACATGAATAGGTGCAGTAAACCCTGCTTCTCTCAATTGGTCTCTATGAATTGTACTTGCTACAAATATGCCAGCTAGATATTTATCAAATCCTAACTCGTAATAACGCATCCATTCTCTCATTGGAAACGTGAAATCATATTCGTCAACCGATTGAGCCCAGCACCTTGTATAAACCTTTACATTTTTATATCCATACAAGTCCCAAGCATAAAATAATGCTTCAACTCCAGGATGCCACATATCTTGAATATATACAACATCGCCATCTTGGAAATCATCAGACCGGATAGCTTCAAGTAATCGTGTTACTTGGCTCATTGCAAATACTCCACGACCTACTGCATCTAATACAGCACCGACTTTAATTTCCTGATCAGGATCATAATCGCCAGGCACAGATATAAAATCTACATCATCCTTAAATTGATTAAATGCCGCTGGCATCCAATCTTCTGTCAATTGACCTGTATACCTTGCTTTAAGAGGTTCAAGGCCTAAATACCATACTTTTTTCTTTTTTGTCATATTATTGCTCGTTCCTATCATACTTATAATCATCAGGCGTAATTCGCTGCATACAACCTTTCATAGATTGAATAGAAGCATACTTACCAGTATCAATTGAAATAGTATCTGTACTCTTAAGAAGATCGATTGGATACCTATCCTCTATTCTATAGATTATATGCACTCGATTAAATACGCCTAATGGAATATTTTTAATTGTACCTTTATCTGCCTCGATAGTTACTACTTGATTAGTTTCTAATATTTCTAATATATCATCCCAAGCATCATTCGGCTCTGGTGGCAGATATGGTTGATTGCAGTTTCTCACATATTCAATAGTAAAATAGATATGTGGATACTCTTTATAATTTTCTGGAATATGCTTTCTTACAAATACCGTATCGATATCTGCAAACCGGCCTTCGCATTCACGGCCATACCAATGAGATTTACCTTTCATCTTTTAATTGCTTGATTTGTAAATAATATATGAAATTAATTTCAATTATCCAAAAGAAAAGAATTGATTTAATGCTGCATTATTAGGAATCGTACCCCAATTGCAAGCTGCATAAAAATCATTTAACTTGTTTTCAAATGCTCTATTGAAAATTTTATCATAGTCAATATAATCTTCAACCATCTTAACTATCTCAGGCGGATCTTCAAACCCTTTAATAGCCAGCTGGTCTATACCAAATGAATTGTTTTTTAAGTAAGTCCATTTAATCTTTTGCGCGTCTAGTATTGGTGCCGTTGAAGTAATACTGTAATGAGTCAAATAATCATTATAATTCAATGCGGCCTTTACATGTACAGGAGTACGTGACTTACGTTTGCCAAACAATTGACCAGTCTTCCATTTTTTTAATTCTTTAACACCGATTGGTGACATTACTTGTAATAATGGTAGTGACTTAATATGTTCTTTGAAATCTAAAATTTTAGTATCTACTAATTCTTTAGCCGACAACTTAAGTATATCTTCTAATATCTCTGCCATGAACTTTCGAAA